AGGTTCGCCAGCAGTGCCAGGTTCGCCTGCAGGGCCTGTATCACCAGTAGGGCCTGTATCACCAGTAGGGCCTGTGTCGCCAGTAGGGCCTGTCTCGCCAGTAGGGCCTGTTGCTCCCGTATCCGTGGCAGTTCCATCCACCCCAGCGGGGCCGGTAGGGCCTGTGTCGCCTGTATCACCAGCAGTGCCAGGCTCACCAGCAGTACCAGGAGCCCCAGGCTCACCTGTAGGGCCTGTGTCGCCTGTAGGGCCTGTCTCTCCAGTAGGGCCTGTTGCACCCGTATCTGTAGCCGTTCCAGGAAGGCCAGCAGGGCCTGTATCTCCTGTAGGGCCTGTCTCACCAGTAGGGCCTGTTGCACCCGTATCTGTAGCCGTTCCAGGAAGGCCAGCAGGGCCTGTGTCGCCAGTGTCACCCTTTGCTCCTAAAAGTGCCCAGGAAGGAGGATCTGCTATGCTTCCAACATCGGGTGCGATATCTGTATTGTTTATCAAGCATACGTAGGCTATTCCAAGGTAATTTACTGCATCATTTACAATATATGCAGTTGAGTCATTCCACGCCCCTATCCAATTTATTGCAACTATAGGCCCAGTAGGACCCGTGTCGCCAGTATCCCCTGTTGCACCGGTATCTGTAGCCGTTCCAGGAACACCAGGAGCGCCAGTGTCACCCGTAGGCCCATGTAGCCCAGCATACGGGAGTGTGTTCCAATCAGATGTTCCATCACCAATCTTAAATAGTTCTGTGCCAAGTTCTATACCAAGTTCGCCTGAAGCTAGAGTTGGATTGTATTCAATCCAATTAGCAGCAGTATCTCTGCGAAACTGAAGCTGAATGAATGGCATATCTACCATGTTATTTTAAAATTAGATTGCGCTTCCGCAATCAAAAGCGGGTCCATTTGTGTACGTATTTGATGCACCACCGCCATCAAAGATAATACTACTATATATTACTTGACCGGTAGGGCCAGTAGCTCCAGTATTTGTGGCTGTTCCAGGGAGGCCGGCATCGCCAGTGGGGCCCGTAGCACCGGTCTCGCCGGTAGGGCCATCAATACCGAAAAGGTTTATATTATAAATATTGGTTGGGAATGTTCCTGTAATATTTAATATATCGCCGACTAGTAATTCTCCCGTTGCAGGATTGTATGTGCTCACATATCCCTCAAACCTATTATTCCTGTCAGTGGAATCTACTACGACAACTGCATTTCCAGGAATATAGGCGAGCCCCGTTTCCACGTTGAAAACTTGTGAGCCACCTGCGATAGGATATGGATTTGTTGGAAAAATTGTGCTTGTATTGTATATACTTCCTGATTTTCCAGTAGGACCAGTATAACCTGTAGGGCCCGTAGGACCCGTAGAGCCATTAATGCCATCCAGATTTACATTATAGGTATCATAAATAAAGGTATTTCCGATATTCGTTACATTATCTATAATAATATCGCCAGTGACTGGGTCATATGAAAAAACCCTTCCTCTAAAGCCAACATTAATATCACTAGCAGATACAACAACGATAGTATTTCCAGGAATATATGCAAGGCCGGGATTGATAGGAAGGTCTTGCGTTCCACCTTCTGTCACAGTGGGGGTCAATTCCTCTAGTGTTGGTGAGGCATATCGAGGCCCATCGTAGCCGGTGGGACCTGTGGGGCCAGCACCGCCTCCTCCGTTTTTTAAGAGAATCATCCCTCCACTGCCATCAATCGCCTGATATACGGAAAAGGGGTGGTTGCCAGGTGGATTTGTTGTAAATTGTGTAGATCCTGTAGGATTAATATAATATTTAGTTCCAGCTGCTCCAGTGAGCGATAGAATCTTCCTGTATTCGCCAAAGGGGTTGAATGTAAAATAGTCTTTGGTGGGAACCCCAACACTTGTCACTATGCCAATGGTTTCTAGAACGGCAGTGACATCTCCTATTCCGTATGATTTGGCAAACACTCCAGAATTATTTATATATATGGGATCGCCTACAATAAATGTTCCAGATGCATCTGTTTGATTGATACTTACGTATTGGTTATACGTATTTAAAACTCGGAAACGACTGATTATATTTCCTGAGAAATTTTTATCAAGATCAAATGTGCTTAATGGTGAAAAAATAGGGAATCCATCTTCATCTACTGTAAAAAGAAACTGACGAGATTCTATATTGCCTGGTGCGCCGTTAAATTGAAGTGAGCTATCGATGCCGGCATTATAGTAATCAACATCCTGTATTTTTGCGTAGAATGTCCCTTGACCAGTATTATAATCTGGAAATGGATTACCATTTGCATCCACTGCATCATTTACAATATACAATTTTGTAACTTTCCATGTAAAACCAGTTCCATCGTTGGCAATCCAATCACCGGGTATAACATTATATGCATCATAATAATCTTGATAAAGCCCGCTGCCAGGATTATATACGTTTGCTGAAAAGATAGGAAAGGAATTAATAACTCCACGAATAATATATTCATTCGATTTGCAGTTTGTAACTGCCACGAGAAGGCTGGGTGGTATTTGGGTATCTTCTTGCATAAAATATCGCATACCAATATCGAGTGATTTAGGGGGCGGGAGAAACGCTGTTATTCCGGTTGGCGCCGACATCTATCTACCTTTGTGCGTTAAAGTTTATGATAAACTATCATAAACTTTATCGTCTTGCGGCAAATTTACCGTGATGTGCTAAATTTAAGCGTATTTTATCCTATGAGCAATGTTATTTTCAAATTATTAACCCCCCTAGAAGATGAACTGGGGCCTGAAATGGTTGAATATGCCCCTTCTCGTGCGCTTCCAAAACCAGATTTAGTAGATGTTATACCATTAATACGAATACTAGTTGTAGTTACCCCATTATTACCCAGGGGGCCTTCATTTTGTCCATATGGCGGCGCGGTTCTGGGTGGTAAAAGCATTCTGAAAGCTTCATTTCCAGTAATATATGCCTGCGCTTGCTTATTCCATTGTTTAAGGTATGCCTCAAATGTATATGATGCATTTGAAGGAGTAGTTAGAAATGTTCCAACGTTAGTCCAACTACTTCCACCCCATTTTGACCAGGTTGCCCCTTTAAATATTACAGGCGATTTTAAATTTATTGTAAACATACTGGTACCCGGTATTAATATATTTACTAAGTCAGGCCTATCATTAGTTAGATTACTTAGTGTTGTTCCCACTAGTTTAGCATAAATATTTATTTCCCCAGCACCACCCCCCCGCTGCTTTCTACGCGCGATTTTGCGAGATACTCTACGATTGTTCTTGCGTCGCAGAGTATTTTTCTTAAAATTTCCCACTCTATATTTCATTATATTAAGAACTCACAAATAAAAGAGTGTTACGGTTCCTAAATATCCATCTGCAGAGGTGCCTGAAGGCCTTATTGCAGTGTTTCCACCTGTGAGAATAGTGGTATTGATATTTGTAATAGTGGTGGAATAATCAGAATTAATCTGATAGTGTAGTTTTGTGTTGCCAATATTACCACCCGAAACTGGATTCCACTGACCCGTCGAATAATATCCAGAGGCTGCTATTCCGGTAATAAACGCATATTCAGTTTTACTGAGAGCTATCTGATCCCTATTACCAGTAGTAAAAACCAAGTCGGGAGCAACATCGGTTGTAAATGCACCGCCAAGGGCTAAATTACCAGCCGCAGAAGCCGAAAAAAGTCCTGGAGGAATATATACTTTTGATATACCTACTCCTGATGAAAAATCCACAAAAATCGTAAAAGATTTCGTCAATCCGGTTATCGGAAATGCCGGGCCGGCCGAACCAGTAGGCCCCGTAGGTCCAATAGAAATCTGCTGACTTGCACAAACAAGGCGATTTGCCAATTGTATCCGTGTAAGCTCACCCGAGTTCATCTATCCTATCCCGCGTAAAGACATAGACGAGATAATCCCCACAGAAGAATATAATGTCTGTGCCGCCGGGACATAAAGTCATCCTTTTGAGCATGGTTAAAAATGAGACACGCATTATTGAGCGCTTGATGAACTCTGTAAAGGGTAAGGTGGATGCGGTTGTAGTTTGTGATACGGGCTCTACGGATGATACTGTTGCCAAAGTTAAGGCTTGGCTTCAAGCCAATGACATGTCAGGTGGCACATTTGAATATCCATTTGTGAATTTCGGAAAAAGCCGCACACAGTCATTCCTATCATGCCAAGAATGGGTAGCCAAGGTCGGATGGGACGCAACAAAAACTTGGGCGTTACTTCTCGATGGTGATATGATGTTATCGGACCCTGTAGATCGCGTGGCCTTGGCGCGCCTTGCGCCTGACCAGGCCGGTGTTTCTCTTAAACAGTCGGCGGGTGCCCTTATCTATAATAATGTGCGCGTGATTCGTTGTTCGGAGCCGTGGGTGTGTAGAGGATCTACGCACGAGGCCTGGACATGTCCTCCTGCAAAGAACACAATCATTTTCGACTCGCCGGTGCTTGTTGATCACGGTGACGGTGGCTGTAAGGCGGATAAATATCCCCGGGATGTGCGTTTGCTCAAGGAGGATTTGGCCGAAATGCCGAATGATGCGAGGACGCATTTTTATCTCGGTCAGACATATTTGTGTATGCGCGACTGGCCTAATGCGATTACGACGTTGAAGCGGCGCATCGAAATCGGGGGATGGGATGAGGAGGTTTATATTGCACGCTTGTATCTCGGAGAATCCTACGAGAATTCGGGTGAGACTGCAATGGCGGTATATACATATATGGAGGCATGGCAGGCGCGTCCGTTTCGCACGGAGGCTGCGATTCGCCTTGTGACCCTTTATAGGAAGCAACCGAACTCGCAGTTTCTCGCATCTATGGTTCTGGAGCGCTTATTTGCCTTACAGTATGGAGAGGATCTGCGCACTGGGCAGCCCGTTACACCTCCGAGAAAAAATACTGATGTTCTTTTCGTGAATCATCGTAATCTGAGTTATCATTTGTGGGAAGAACTCTCCATTGTTGGATTTTATTCGGGCCTTAAAATGCAAACGTGGCTTCAAATGGACCAATTGGACCTTAAAACGAAGCTCAACTGGCATGAATTTAACATTTTGTTTGGACATCTGCATTGGTATGATTGGTGTTTGCGCCCGCGGCGACACACACGCTTCCAAGTGCCATTGCAGCGCCTTCCGTGGGCTACAGAGCCCGAGGCGGGCGTGTGGCAGCCTTTCAATCCTAGTATCCGCGTAAAATCGGACGGCAGTGGTTATCTTGTAAATCTGCGATGTGCCAACTATTATACGTTAGAGGCAAAACATTATCAGTATAGGGGGTTTCATGGCAAAGTTCTTACACGAAACTGTTTGATGGATGTGCCTAAAGAGGCTGGGTGGAATAATCCCGCGAGTGTAGAGGAAATTATGATAAATCCTGCGATCAAGCAACGTGATCACTATATTCGCGGGGTAGAGGATTGTCGTCTCATTCAGGGAACAGATGCAATGGAATTTCTGGGGACGTCGCAATCCTATTCCGATAATGGGAGGAATAAAATCTTTCACGTTTGGAAAAATGGGAATGAAGATACATGGCAATTGAAGCAGATGCCCTTACCTACGGGGGTGAATCCTGAAGACACACAGAAAAACTGGTTGGGTTTCAAGCACGAGGGGAAACTTCATTATATTTATAACTTTTCTCCGTTTCGTGTATGCGATGCATCTGGTGTGGTGAAGGTGGATGTCGCTACGACGACTAGCCCTCTGTCTCTAAGGGAGTATCGTGGATCGGCGGGGCCGACGCCGTGGAAATCGGCTGCATATCCTGATGAGGCATATTTATGTGTGATGCACAAGGTCTATATAGGTAATGATGGACGGAGATATTACCACCGTTTCATGACGCTGGATGCGGGACTCAGGCCGTCGCGCGTCAGCTGCTTCGTGCGTTTCACGCGGGAGCGTGTCGAGTATTGGAGTGGCATGTGTCAATCTGTGGAAAAAGATTCTGTGTGGATCACATATGGACTCAAGGATTCGGAAGCATATATTGCAGAGATGCTTCTGACTGAGATTGAGCCATTACTAATGTATAATATTAAGACAGGAGTTGCGCAGTCGTCGGCGGAGCGGCTGGCTGTTCTGCGGGATCGGACTTAGCCCACCAATACCCCTTGTTCTCTATATAGACAAACCCGCGTGTCGTATCATCACGTAATGCAGGAAACTGCGTATAGAAATCTGCAGAGCGCTGGTGATATATCTTTATTTTCTCTTGTGCTTCGAGCTCTGTGAGCGCACAGTCCAAGAGAAGGCTTCCACCGATTTTATTCTTTGTCATGAACTGCGAGTAGATGAGAAACGTGGCCTTGGCGAATTCTGCATGAGTGGGGTAGGGCATGGGATTGTAGTTGTTACTATGGCATTGGACGGCTTCAATTTTTACGGCGGGGTCGAGAGGATATTTAGCGCGGCAGCAATACGATCTAGGGCGCCAGCAATACTTGTAGGGGCCGTTCCCGTCCAGTCACTCGGATTTGCGGGGGTATATGCAAAAGAATTGCTCCATACAAGCCCACCACCAGTAGGGCCTGCAGTTAAGACTTGTCCCTGCGCCCCTGTGGAACCAGTATTATCTACTATAGCATCAATTGTAAGGAATGTTTTTAGGCTGGTTGTGCCTGTAGTACCACCAGCTATTACATCACCTGTCCATGATACTCCATCGGTCCCCTGTAAGTAAATGGAAGCACTACTACTAATACTAACTCCAAGAGAGACGTAGCCATTTGTAGGGTTGTATGTGATTCCATATAGTTGCCCTTCAATAGGCCCTGTTCCACCAGTCCATGATACGCCGTCAGGGCTTGTTAAGTATACCCCATATTGATCGGTTGGGAAATATGTTCCAACAGCAACATAACCCCCTGTAGGACCGTATGTTATTGCATTTAAACCCCCGTTAATAGGTCCTGTGCCACCCGTCCAACTCTGTCCATCAGCACTTCTTAAGTAAATTGTATTGTCATTAGTACCAGCCCCAACAGCAACATAACCTCCTGCAGAATCATATGCGATTGACCTTAGTTCTGCTTGAATCGGCCCCGTTCCACCTGTCCATGATACTCCATCAGGGCTTGTTAGGTATAAGGAATCATTATAAGCATTTCCAACAGCGACATACCCGCCTGCAGCGTTATATGTGATTCCTTTTAGTATGCCTTGAATAGGCCCTGTATTACCTGTCCATGTTACTCCATCAGGACTTGACAAGTATAGGGTATTATTTCCAGCATTTCCAACAGCAACGTACCCTCCTATAGGCCCATATGCGATTCCATATAGATCTCCATAAATAGGCCCTGTTCCACCCGTCCAGCTTACTCCATCGGGGCTTGTTAAGTATAGGGTATCAGCTCCAACAGCGACATACCCGCCTGCAGCGTCATATGTGATTCCATATAGATTTCCTTGAATAGGCCCTGTCCCCGCTGCCCATGTTTCTCCATCTGGGCTTGTTGCATATATTGTATCATTATTAATATCATAACCAACAGCAACATATCCGCCAGTAGGTCCAGATGTAATTGCCAGTAGAAAATGGCTAGAAGAAGGTATGATTGTGGTTATTTCCCTATACACAAGCTTACTACTCCCAGTGATGCTCGTGCCGTCTGGTGAATACAGGATTGCGCCCGTGACTCCCGTGAAGGAGAATGCTGCACCCGTGGGGCCATCACTCCACACAAGTCCTGAGCCCGTCGGTCCTGCAGTGAGGAACTGCCCAGGAGCCCCTGTGGAACCAGTATTATCTATGATGGCGTCGATCGTCATGGATGTTTTTAGGGTGTTTGTGCCTGTGATACCCATTAGAGCGCTAGCTGTCCATGATACGCCGTTAAGACTTTTATGGTATAGAGAAATTGCTGGATTAGAAGTATCAATTCCAACCGCAATATACTCTCCAGTAGGTCCATATGTGATTGCATTTAGTTCTCCTTGACTAGGCCCTGTATCACCTGTCCATGTTACTCCATCACGGCTTCTTAAGTACAGGGTGTTTGGTGGATCATTATTATCATATCCAACAGCGACATAACCGCCCGCACAATTATATGTTATTCCATACAGTTTCCCTTGAATCGGCCCTGTTCCAGCAGTCCATGATACTCCATTAGGGCTCGACATGTATATTGTATTACCTTCAGAATGATGTCCAACAGCAACGTACCCTCCTATAGGCCCATATGCGATTCCATGTAGTTCTCCATAAATAGGCCCTTGCGCGCCTGTCCATGATACTCCATCGGGGCTTGACAAGTATACGGTCTCAGTAGTTTCAGGACCACCCCCGCCTGGATCATATCCAACAGCGACATACCCGCCTGCAGCGCCATATGTGATTGCTTTTAGTTGCGCTGCATTATACATATCTATCCCACCTGTCCATGATACTCCATCAGGGCTTGTTAGGTATAAGGAATCATTATAAGCATTTCCAACAGCGACATACCCGCCTGCAGCGTTATATGTGATTCCATATAGAGCTCCAAATTCATATCCTCCCACGTCAATAGACCCTGTCCCACCTGTCCATGATACTCCATCGGGGCTTGTCAAGTATAGATAGGAACCTGTATATCCCCCTGTACTATGAATTCCAACAGCCACATACCCGCCTGCATCGTCATATGTGATTGCTTTTAGTTGCCCTTGAATAGGCCCTGTTCCAGCAGTCCATGATACTCCATTGGAGCTTGACATGTATATTGTATTATTTCCATTCTTTCCAACTGCCATATACCCACCAGTAGGCCCATTTGTTATTCCATATAGAGTTCCTTCAATAGAAATTTGTGTAGCTGTCGTTACATCCTGCTTATAGACCAGCTTACCACTCCCTGTAACGCTTACTCCATCAGGTGAATATAGAATAGAGCCTGTGGGGCCTGTAAAGGTGATTCCACTTGTAGCCACTGTCGTATCACTCCACACAAGACTACCGCCACTAGGGCCTGCAGCGAGGAACTGCCCAGGAGCTCCTGTGGAACCAGTATTATCTACTATTGTGTCAATGGTGAGTGATGAAAATAATGGATATATATTTTGCATTTTGTCGCTACCCGTCCAGCTTATGGGATCACAGCTTATGACGTCAGTGCTTTTTAGGTATATGGTACTGAATTCAGCAGTATCCAGAATTGTTCCAACAGCGACATACCCCCCTGTAGCATCATACGTGATTCCCGATAGACCTCCTTGAATAGGCCCTGTTCCTCCTGTCCATGATACGCCATCGGGGCTTGTTAAGTATATTGAATTTTGTCTTGGAATACTATAATCATATCCAACAGCGACATACCCGCCTGTAGCGTTATATGTGATTCCATGTAGTTGTCCTTGAATAGGCCCGGTTCCACCTGTCCATGTTACTCCATCAGGACTTGTTAAATATATGCTATCAGCTCCAACACCTCCAACGGCGACATAACCCCCAGTAGGTCCATATGTGATTCCATATAGATTTCCTTGAATAGGCCCTGTCCCCCCTGTCCATGATACGCCATCGGGGCTTCTTAAGTACAGGGTGTTTGGTGGATCATTATTATCATATCCAACAGCCACATACCCCCCTGTAGCGCTATATGTGATTGCATGTAGAATTCCTTGAATAGGCCCTGTTCCTCCTGTCCATGATACGCCATCGGGGCTTGTTAAGTATAGGGTATTTAACGGGTCATTAGCATCAGATCCAACAGCCACATATCCCCCTGTAGGCCCATATGCGATTCCATGTAGAATTCCTTGAATAGGCCCTGTACCACCTGTCCATGATACGCCATCAGGGCTTCTTAAATATAGGCTATCAGCTCCAGCAAATCCAACAGCGACATACCCGCCTGCAGCATCATATGTAAGACTTCGTAGCTCTCCTCCAATCGGCCCTGTTCCAGCTGTCCATGATACGCCATCGGGGCTTGTTAGGTATAGGCTATTAAGAGAAAGATACCCACAAGCAAGATACCCTCCAGTAACCTTAGGTATTATTTCATATAAACGTGCGTAAAGATATGTTTGATCAGGTATTATCTGCTCTTTATACACCAGCTTAGCACTTCCTGTAACACCTGTGCCATTAGGTGAATACAGAATAGAGCCTGTGGGGCCTGTAAAGGTGATTCTACTTGTAGCCACTGTCGGATCACTCCACATGAGGCCGCCGCCAGTAGGGCCTGCAGTTAAGACCTGTCCAGTAGCGCCTGTAGAACCGTTGTTATCTACGAGGCTGTCGGTGGTGATAGTTGCATGTAATATACCAGTAGTGCCTAGAAGTGTGCTACCTGTCCATGATAAGCCATCGGGGCTTGACAAGTATAGGGTCTCAGTAGTTTCAGGACCACCCCCGCCTGGAGCATTTCCAACAGCGACATACCCACCTGTAGGTCCATATGCGATTCCATTTAGAATTCCTTGAATCGGCCCCGTCCCACCTGTCCATGATACGCCATCACTACTTGTTAAGTATATGGTACTTGTCGGCTCAATAAGAGTTTGTCCAACAGCGACATACCCGCCTGTAGCGTCATATGTGACTGAATTTAGCTGTCCTTTAATAGGCCCTGTTCCACCTGTCCATGTAACTCCATCGGGGCTTGATAGGTATAGGGTATTACCCGGGATGTTAGTATCTAATCCAACAGCTACATATCCACCAGTAGGCCCATATGTGATTCCATTTAGAAATCCTTGAATAGGACCCGTTCCGCCTGTCCATGATACGCCATCGGGGCTTGTTAAATATATGGTATTACTTGGGTAAGTATTATTATCAAATCCAACAGCCACATACCCGCCTGCAGCGTTATATGTGATTGCAGTTAGAACTCCTTGAATAGGCCCTACCCCCCCTGTCCATGATACACTATCGGGGGTTGTCAAGTATAGGCTATCAGGTCCAGTATTTCCAACAGCGACATACCCGCCTGCAGCGTCATATGTGATTGCCCTTGCAGTTCCTTTAATCGGTCCCGTTCCACCTACCCATGATAGGCCATCGGGACTTCTTAAGTATAATGGACTAACATCATCATCCGTTCCAACGGCTACATACCCCGTTCCACCACAATCAATAGGCCCATACGCTATTCCATTTAGAATTCCTTGAAACGGCAATGTTCCGCCTGTCCATGATACACCATCGGGACTTGATAGGTATAACGGGTTAGCATTGTTAGTAGTTCCAACAGCCACATACCCCCCTGTAGGCCCATGTATGATTCCATATAGTTGTCCCTCAAGAGCGACTGGTGATTGAATAATCTCTTCTTGAAAAACTGCCTTAGCACTTCCCGTTAGGTTTGTACCGTCGGGCGAATACAGGATGGAACCTGTGGGGCCTGTAAAGGTGAGGGCTTCTACACTCACATCAGCCCACACAAGTCCTGAGCCCGTCGGTCCTGCAGTGAGGAACTGTCCAGGAGCCCCTGTGGAACCAGTATTATCTATGATGGCGTCGATCGTGATGGATGTTTTTAGGCTGGTTGTGCCTGTGCTACCACCCATATTCGCGCTACCGGTCCATGTTTCTCCGTCGGGGCTTGTTAAGTATAGGGTATTCGATGGACTACTAAGATCAACTCCAACAGCTACATATGCACCAGTAGGTCCATAGGTGATTCCATTTAGGAGTCCTGGAATAGGCCCTGTTCCACCCGTCCATGTTTCTCCATCGGGGCTTGATAAGTATAGAGTATTGCCATTAGCGTATCCAACAGCCACATACCCGCCTGCTGCATCATATGTGATTGCCCTTAGCGTCCCTTGAATAGGCCCCGTTCCACCTGTCCATGTTTCTCCATCAGGGCTTGTTAAGTATAAAGTATTGTATGGAACACTATCATCAAATCCAACAGCGACATAGCCCCCAGCAGAGTCATATGTGATTCCCTTTAGAACTCCTTGAATCGGTCCTGATCCACCTGTCCATGTTTCTCCATCGGGGCTTGATAAGTATAGAGTATTGCCATCAGCGTATCCAACAGCCACATACCCGCCTGCTGCATCATATGTAATTCCATATAGGACTCCTGGAATAGGCCCTGTTCCACCCGTCCATGTTTCTCCATCGGGGCTTGATAAGTATAGAGTATTGCCATCAGCGTATCCAACAGCCACATACCCGCCTGCTGCATCAATAGGCCCTGTCCCCCCTGTCCATGTTTCTCCATCAGTACTTGACAAGTATAGGGTATTAGCTCCAGCTTCTCCAACAGCGACATACCCGCCTGCAACGTCATATGTGATTCCATATAAAATTCCTCCAATCGGCCCTGTCCCTCCTGTCCATGTTTCTCCATCAGGGCTTTTTAAATATGCTGAATTAGCATCGATACGCCCAACAGCAACATACCCCCCTGTAGGTCCATATGCGATTCCATATATAGTTGCTGGAAATGAGATTGTGGTAGTCGTTGTTATAAGATCTTCCATATACACAAGCTTACCACTCCCTGTAACGCTTACTCCATCAGGTGAATATAGAATAGAGCCTGTGGGCCCTGTGAAGGCGAGCGAGCTTACATCCATTTCACTACTCCACACGACCCCGCCTCCTGTTGGTCCCGCCGTGAGGAACTGCCCAGGAGCGCCTGTAGAACCGTTGTTATCTACGAGGCTGTCGGTGATGCAGAGTTCATTAATTCCCACATTTGGCAAGACACGACGGCTAGCCACGGAATACATCGTCGCTGTAAATATTTGATTACCTGTCGTGGAAGCTGTCCAATTTATACCGTCATACGAATATGCTACTTGATTTGGTATTTCACCGCCGGCAGCCCAAACAGTTCCATTCCAAGCAACGCTACGGGAAGCATATGTAAAAATTGCATTACCAGATGTTGATGCTGTCCAATTTATACCATCATATGAATAAGCCATTTGATTTGTTCCCTGGCCACAAGCAACCCATATGGAACCATTCCAAGCAACATCTTCACATGATATTGTAAAAAGTGCATTGCCAGAGGTTGAACCAGTCCAGTTTATACCGTCATATGAATAAGCAAGCTGATTAATTCCCGCGCCGCCTGCAACCCATATGGAACCATTCCAAGCTAACGATGTACATCCACCAACTACAAATGGCCCTGGTGGAGCGGAAAAAATACTGATACCTGATGGGGATGTTATCCAGTTTATACCGTCATAGGAATAGGCAATACGAAATTGCTCTTCGGCTGAAATGTTTTGAGATTGACCGCTAGCAAGCCATAATAATCCATTATAAGCAACCCTTACTGAGTCATAGGTAAATGTACTATTACCAGATGTTGATGCTGTCCAATTTATACCATCATATGAATAAGCCATTTGATTTGTTCCCTGGCCACAAGCAACCCATAATCCACAGCCCCATGCAATACCTTTAGCGCGAGTCGTAAATATTGAAGTACCAGATGTTGAAGCAGTCCAAAATATACCATCCGATGAATAAGCCATTCGATTTGTTCCCTGGCCACAAGCAATCCATAATATACCATTCCATGCGACGGCATAGCATTGTCCTCCGACTATGAGTTGTTCAAATTCATCTATTATATTACCAAATAATGCACTGCCGGATGTTGATACTAGCCAATTTATACCATCGTATGTATAACCCATTTCACAAAAGTAGTTTATTGTATCCGTGCCAAAGCCGCCACCGACCATGAAATTTTCGGTTAATGCTATTCCCACGCCTGTAGGGCCTGTATCACCTGCAGAGCCTGTATCACCTGCGGGGCCTGTATCACCTGCGGGGCCTGTATCACCTGCAGAGCCTGTTGCACCGGTGTTAGTAGCTGTTCCAGCAGGGCCTATGAGACCAGTAGAGCCTGTTGGGCCAGTTAAGCCTGTTGGACCTGTTGCACCTGTATTCGTAGCTGCTCCATCGGGGCCTGTTGCACCTGTGTTTGTGGCATAACCAGGACGTCCAGTGGGACCCGTATTGCCCGTGGGGCCAGTGGGACCTGTTCTGCCTGTGGGACCTGTAACACCTGTAGGCCCCGTATTACCCGTCCAACCTGTAGGCCCCGTATTACCAGTTGCACCTGTATTTACAGCCGTTCCTGGGAGCCCAGTAGGGCCTGTATCACCCGTGGGACCGGTTGCACCAGTAGCACCTGTATTACCTGTTACACCTGTCGCACCGGTGTTACCTGTCGGGCCGGTATTGCCTGTAGGACCTGTGTTGCCTGTTACGCCCGTGGCCCCAGTATTACCTGTAGGGCCCGTAGGGCCGGTATTACCTGTAGGACCAGTAGCACCAGTATTACCTGTAGGGCCGGTAGCACCCGTAGCGCCCGTATTACCCGTCGGGCCTGTATTGCCTGTTACACCAGTAGCGCCAGTATTACCTGTAGGGCCGGTATCACCCGTGTTTCCTGTAGGGCCTGTGTTACCCGTGTTGCCCGTGGGGCCTGTGGCACCTGTATTTGTAGCTGTTCCAATGGGGCCTGTCCAACCTGTAGGGCCAGTTGGGCCGGTTGCGCCAGTATTTGTAGCTGATCCAACGGGCCCAGTTCTACCTGTAGGGCCTGTAGAGCCAGTAGGGCCTGTTCTACCTGTAGGGCGTGTAGGACCAGTAGCGCCAGTATTTGTAGCGGATCCAGGGGCACCACTTTCACCCGTAGGGCCTGTATCACCTGTTGGACCTATATCACCCGTATCACCCGTTGCCCCAGTATTTGTGGCAGTTCCAGCAGGACCGGTATCTCCTGTCCATCCAGTGGGGCCTGGCAATCCATTCAAGCCTGTAGCACCTCTACTTCCTGTCGGTCCTGTTGCACCTGTATTTGTAGCGGTGCCGGCAGGCCCAGTGTAACCAGTGTAACCTGTAGGGCCGGTGGAACCTGTAGGGCCTGTTACACCAGTAGGGCCTGTATTGCCGGTCCAACCTGTGGGCCCAGTGTTGCCTGTGGGACCCGTATCGCCAGTGGGACCCGTGTTGCCCGTGGGACCCGTATTGCCCGTGGGACCCGTGTTGCCCGTGGGACCCGTATTGCCTGTAGGGCCCCAGTAACGCCAGTAGCACCAGTATTACCAGTAGGGCCCGTGGGGCCAGTATTGCCAGTGAAGCCGCGGGCACCCTGTGCTCCTACAGGGCCAGGCTGCCCCTGTTGTCCTGTAGGGCCTGTCCAACCCGTAGGGCCAGTAGGACCCTCACATCCTCTTGGGCCAGTGTTTCCTGTTGGGCCTCTAAAACCAGTAGGGCCAGTTACTCCATACGGCCCCGTGGGTCCCGTAGAACCAGTTAGTCCAGGGCCAGTCCAACCAGTAGGGCCTGTTGCGCCAGTATTTGACGCCGTCCCCGCAGGCCCAGTGTAACCCGTGTATCCAGTGGGACCTGTATTGCCAGAAGGGCCGGTATTTCCTGTCGGGCCAGTAGGGCCGGTCTCACCCGTTGCACCAGTATTTACGGCACTACCAGGATCTCCGGTAGGTCCTGTAGCTCCTGTACTACCAGTTGCACCCGTGTTTGTTGCAGCACCATCGCGTCCAGTGGCGCCAGTACGACCAGTAGGCCCGGTAGGCCCAGTGCGACCGGTAGGGCCAGTCCAACCAGTAGGGCCAGTCCAGCCAGTATATCCTGTTGCGCCTGTGTTACTAGCTGTTCCTGCGGGGCCAGTATAGCCAGTAGGGCCAGTCGAGCCTGTCACACCTGTTGCACCTGTGTTTGCCGCTGTTCCTGCGGGACCCGTCCAACCAGTAGGGCCTGTTGGACCTGTTGCGCCAGTTACACCGGTTGGACCAGTTGCGCCTGTTGGACCAGTTGCGCCTGTTGGACCTGTTACGCCTGTTGGACCAGTTGCGCCTGTCGGGCCTGTTGCACCAGTTGCACCTGTGTTACTAGCTATTCCTGCAATGCCTTGAGCTCCAGTAGGGCCTGTTGCACCCGTATTCACTGCCGAACCAGGAACTCCTCGAAATCCTTGTGGCCCAATTTCTCCTGGCGGCCCTTCTTGACCTGTGGGTCCTCTACATCCGGTATCTCCTTTGGGACCTGTTGCCCCTGTATTTGTGGCTGTTCCTGCAATGCCTTGAGTGCCGGTAGGGCCAGTCCAACCAGTATAACCTGTTGCGCCTGTGTTACTGGCTGTTCCTGCAGCACCGGTGGGGCCTGTAAATCCTGTAGGACCAAGAGGACCATCTGGACCGGTCGGGCCGTAGGGCCCAGTTGGACCAAAAATTCCTGTAGGGCCAGTGCTACCTGTTGCACCAGTATTTGAAGCCGTTCCAGCAGGGCCAGTCGAACCTGTAGGGCCAGTATTACCGGTGGGGCCAGTATTACCGGTAGGGCCAGTATTACCCGTTGCCCCGGTTCCTGACATCAAATAACTCTACATCTACGAGTTATTAATTTTTGAGCCTATTTTTCCACTCAAGAAACCCCTTGGTCCGTTCTACAAAATAGGACGATCCGAGAAGTTTTGTTGCGATTTCATGAAGTTCCATTTGTGCTGGAGTTAAACTGCGAAGGTATTCTGCAGCCTCAAGTGTAATAGGGTGGGGGGGTTGCTCTTTCCGATCCATTGATATACTAAAAAGAATATATGATTGTTCATCAATTTTTAGCCAGCGCAATAGTAGGATGGCGTATATTGCCTTTGATTTAGATAACACCTTAGGATTCTTTGAACTAACCAACCAGCTGGCCTTTTTGTGGAGCCCAGAGTTTCTCGAAAATCCAGAACAATCTGCTCATAACATACCCCTCGAACTAAGTTCAAAACTTAAAAATAAATTAAAAGCCGCCCGTTCGCGATTTGTAGATCATCTTTTAAACTATCCAGAGTTTTTAGATCTTATTATTCGCCCTAATGTCGATATTATTTTTTATCAGATTCTTAATGCAAAGCGTGCAAATCGTGTAAAAGCGATCATCATATATTCAAATACTGGCGTTTCGTATTCCATGGAACTTGCTAAAGAGTTAATTGAGAAAAAATATAAGTATCCAGGTTTGATTAATCTTATGGCAGACCATTGGCACCCTCTGCGTGTAGCTGACCGCCCGCGTTATATTCCCGAGGGCCGCTATGTGCCTCCAGAAAAGACAATTAAAACTCTTAAAATCCTTTTTCATCAAGTAACAGGGGAGCGTGCCCCCACCCCTACAAATAAGATTATGTTTATGGATGATCACATGCCTAAACACAAACTCCAAGAACAAGAGGCTGAAGGATTAACCTATATTGTGCCAAAAGCCTTTTACCCCGAAATACGTTACTATCATAAAAGGGCATTGCTTTTTTTAGCATATGAATCTTTGCAATACTGTGGAGTATTAAGTGATGAAACATATTTATCTTCTGGCTTTTGTAATCGTGTAATAATTGCTAAAGATAAACAAAAATATATTATTGATGGATTTCCTTCATTGTATAAATATGTATGGAATGAAATATATCATATTGATGGGGGTAGATCCCCGTGGATTCCTGATACTATTACGTTGAATGCGGAAATCTCGCGTTTTTTAGAGAAGATTTAGTCGAATGGCAACTTGGCGTACTAAGCTAAAAAGGATTCCACCCCAAATTGAATCGGCTATAGCAAACTTGAGTTCATAGTTTGTTAGAGTTGCATAGTTTGTGAAATCATATACAGCATATGTGGAGAGGCCTACTAAAAAGGCCTGCATATTGCTATGCGTTTGGAGAAGTAGATATGCAAGAGCTATATATACTATGGGGGCGCCTTCCCAACGAAGTGTCATTGGCGCGCCGCCCTGTATCTTTTTTACCATGGTTTGCGACCAGTTGCCCACGGTGAATAACCACGGGATATCGCATATGATAAACAGTAGGGCGATAGGGATAAGCGTTCTGATTGCGTCCATTTTAGATTCTCTCTACTCAGGTGATATTCTAGAAATGGCGGAAGAGACTGTTAGGTTGGAGGGATTTTCCGAATCTCTCCGAGGAACGAAATCGTATTGTGTTTCTTCTGATCCGAAATTCGCGCAGAACTTTTTGAAGGGGCGTGTAGCTGCATTAGACGCGGAGGTCGCGCATCGTGGGCGGAAAGTTCTTGTGTTTCAGGGCTCCTATGTTCCCCCGCGCTGGCTTTTACAGATGGGCTGGGACGCCGTATTCCATGTGCGCGACGTCCAAGATCTGAAACTCGCACTTACCTATATTCAGCACACATCGCGTCCTACCCGGGTTGTATGGACAGGGGGTGACCCCGCTGTATCTGTTCTGAATGCTCTTGGGCGTATGGATGGTATTACGCTGATCGCATTGGGAGAGAAGGCTCCGCAACACTCCGATTGGCAGATGATTTTCTGGGAACCAGATGTGGCTATAGAAATCGTTGAGGCCACGATCGTCGGACGTATGGGGCAGCTCGGGGCAGCTGGCTTGCGCTCTATCTTAAAAGAGTTGCGTGCATCTTCTGTGGGCCTAGTGTGGTCCTCTGTAGGGGAGACGGATACACGTGGGGGATTATACTGGTATGACCCCGCAGAAGGAGCGGATCTTGCAACTCATATTGATCCGCATGAAGCCGCCGCAGTTCTTACCGAAGTGGCCGCATTTCTCACACGCTAATAGGATAATGAATCGGACGTTGAAACTGAAGGCAATCCGCAGGTCTTATCGGCCAGAAAAGAAATTCGATGCGGTGTTCGAGAAAAACGGTAAAGAGAAGATTGTGAGCTTTGGTGCGGCTGGAATGTCCAACTATACCAAACACAAGAACGCCACTAGGAAGCAGCGCTATATAAGGCGGCACACAGGCAAGGGCGAGAACTGGGGACAGCCTGATACACCTGGGGCACTGTCTCGCTGGATTCTGTGGAATAAGCCATCCTTTAAAGACTCGGTTGCAGATTATCGGCGGCGGTTTAATCTCTAACGCCGCTTGTTGCCTCTGCGCTTCTTCATAGTAGAGCGGCGGTCACGACGACGACCTCCACCGTCCGGAACAGCAGTGAAAAGACTCCTCGCCTTCTCCTTCAGTGTGCTTCCGATCTTAGCGAACCTGTTCCTCATCTCAGATAGTTTGTTTCTAAAGCCAGGGAGGAATCTGCTTTTCACTGCGTTTGTTCCTCTTTTTAGCGCATTAACTGTTGCCCGCCATGCCTCTGCCGCCTTCCTCGTCGCTTTACCAACAAGCGGCATTATTTATAGGATCATATTTTATTTGCCAAATAATTTAAAGGTCCCCTTCTTCGCCTTGAACCCCGCCTTCCGCAGCCGCGCCAACGCCTTCTTGCCCGCCGCATGCTTCTTGCGACTGACAATGCGGCCCTTTTTCGTCTGCATCAGATCCTTCTTTGTGAGGCCGCCGCTGGTGTGCTTGGCCGTTCCGTGAAATACTTGCGCCTTGGTGCCGACGGTTACAACTTTGCGTTTTTGCATATGAGCGGCGTCGAAGTGGCCCTGCGATATGAGCGGCACTGACTGGCCCTGCGATATGAGCGGCGAGGACAGGCGCTGCGATATGAGCGAGGTTGGCGGGGCCTGCTGTATGGGCGGCGCTGACATTCTAATATTTTGTTATATTAAAAATACGGACAACCTCCAGCGAGAATCTCTCGCTGCAGTTCTTCCATCCTTTTGAGATCATAGACACCCGCAAAATGAACCAGGAAACAGCCAGGCTCCCAACGGCGTTGCCCAGGAAGTCCCTGTAAATACGCATTGAACCGCCAGTGTTCTGGCGTAATCTCTGTCATTGCGAGGTCGCCTGGCACCGTCTCCAGCAGTTTAATCATCGCCGCATTCTCCCACCAAATATGATACGTCAAATCTGTCTGCTCCCCTACACGCCGCCACCAATCACGCAGCCACGGTCCATTCCGCATCAATATGTTTCCCGAATTCAAATGGCCACAAGCATCAATCGTCATGAGCAGATCCTTTTCCGCCGGTAAGTGCGGGACAACAACGTCCTCCAAACGTAATGCAGGATTCGTAATCATCACATCTGCATCGGACAGAAATACTAGCTCCCCATCGGCCAGCGACTGCAGAAGCTTCCCTACAAAGCCCACCTTCGACCATGGAATCGGTTTCTCGCGGTCCCATACTTCTTCGCCCCCCAGAACGAAGTGATAGCCGTGGCGCGCAGCGTATTCCTCTTTGGATTTCAGTGCAGGCCCCAGGCTTTTCCGAAAATCTGCTCCGATTGCAAGCGTCGCGATGATCACCATCCTGCGTATATTTTCACGAAAAATCTTTACGCCCTCTAAGAAATGTCAGAGCCCGGTTCCAATGATGCAAAACAGTGTCCGTGGTGTGCTCGGTGGTTTCTAAAAGATGCTGCATGCGACTATATATTCTCATGTGGTTTGGACCACAAAGGGAAATTCCACGTAGGTGCTGGCTGTGGTCGCACATGGTGTTGGACATGTGGAAAGAAATACTGTAGTCCCTATACGGATCCAACCACGGGGCAGCGGCTACTGAGCGCGAAAGACAATCATTCAGCAGATTGCTGTAAATCTGATCCAGGATTCAAGCAGGAGGAATTTTGCGAAGGAGGACATAGTTCTCACTGCGCAAAACGGTGGTAACGCCATGTGCCAAAGTTAAGAACCCCGAAGGGTTTGGCCTACATGACTACTCTGCGATGTCTCTAGGGCTTCCATAACACGTTTCCCGTTTGCAATACACGCTTCAAGCCAGCCATTTACCCCTTTATAGCCGCAAACATTTACTCCCCACTTTATACAGAGGTCATGATCGGTTGTATTGGGCGTAAAGAATTCTCGGCCGCACTGTGGGCAAAACATTCTCTGTGTTTCACTCATTCTACTAGGGGGGCTGAAAAATTGATATAACCGTCGCGAATACCACGTTAGGTAGTCCTATGACGTATGTTTATGAAAAGGATGCTTCTGGTAACTATGTTTGTCCTCACTGCAAGGTGACCAAGAAAAATCAGAACACGATGCACTATCATATGAAGAAGCATGAAGGCCACCTGCCTTTCGTATGTCCCACATGTAAAAAGGAGTTCCTACACAAACAAACTCTTGATCTCCACAATGCTGCGAGACATTCAGATAAGGAGGAGGCAAGTTTTAAATGTCCGTGTTGCCCTTATAAGACTCTTACAAAGGCAAATCGGGTAATTCATTTCATGCGAAAACACTGTGAGGCTGCAGTTGCCAAATTCTCCACAACAGGCCTTACGTGTCCATCGTGTAAGAAAGAGTGTAACAGCCAAACCGCATTTCTGTATCATATTGCAGCAAACTGTATCCAGCTTCCACAGGCCGAGCAGCTGGCCTTGAACGCCCTCCTTGCATAACGCTAGCGACCTAAGCACATGGCGGTAGATCAGACCTCGGGTGATTTTACAAATGTCTGGGACACGACTACGAGTTTATAAAGATGGTAGCCAAATGCACCAAATGCAACGATGAGTAGCATATCATATGGGGGCCTTTCTGTTTTTTTGGCGTTATAGCCGATCCAAAGGAGGAGTGGCGCGATAAAGAGTACGTGTATCACATTAACCCAGAGGAATGGGGATTTTGCGATGTATCTCCCCACAGTTTTATAGCCGTGATAGAGGGCTACGAGCAGCCCTACGCCAAATAGGACTTGGTAACCCCACTCGGGCGTAGCAGCGCGGCTGAATCCGATCCAAAGGAGAAGGGGGGCTATGAGAGCCACATGGAGAATCCCTATTAACAAGTAGATATCCATCATTTCTGCAGAGGCCGTTTATTTTTTCACGATTTTTTTCAACAGAAGTGCGGCATGTTCTACTGCGCCTTCCATCCACCCCTGTCGGAGTGAGAAGGATTCGCCGCATATATGCAGTGCGGGAAGTTCTTTGGGAAATGGGGTGAGCGCCGCTTTAGAGAGTTCTTTGGGGCTATATTTTCCAGGCAGCCAATATGTAACACCATGCGACCATGCGTGGGCTTTCACAAATCTGGGAGGGGGTATAGATGGCTGAAGAAGTTTTCGGAGTTCCGCCAACATTTCTTCGCCCACCTTCTTTTCCCCTTCTGTATTGAGCTTATCCATCCAGAACTGTGCATCCTGTGTATCCGTATATGACATATGCATGGATCCATTCGCGGGATTCCCAGGAATAATATAGCGAACTGGCGTAGCAGTTACAATACGGCCACCGAATTTCTCATACCATATTTTACCATCGTCATCTTTGGGAAAACTGCCGTAAAAACGAAGGAGTGGTGTCATTCGTAGATGTTTTAGAGTTTCCCAATTTTCAAACTGTTTTATGTGGCTCAGCGCCTCCGATGGAAGGGCGAGTATATAATGGCGCGCGCTTGAGCTTACTTCATCCCCCTCATGCATAAAGGTGACTTCTTCTCGGCTAATACGAACAAGCTTATGTTTCATGTGGAACTTCCCCCCACGTTTTTCTATGTCTTTCCGCATAGCCCCTGTTAAGGCGCTCAAGCCTTCCACGCACACTCCATATTTCGCCGCGCCTCCTAGATCGCGTCTGAAAAGATCAAGTGCGGCATCGGCGCGCATCACATCTATTTCGGCGCGGTAGGGGAATCGGATAAGATACTTCTCGGCCCGCACAGGACCATGGACTTTAGTCATCAGTTGCCGTATGGTGTTCCGTGCCAATTCTTCTGCAGGAAGGCCCGCAATCGTCTCGAGATAAATGGGTATTGCCGGTTCAAACGCATTCGGCTCCAGCTCGGAATCATACGTATCTTTATATTGTACGCCACCGCCGATAGGCGACCACGTCAGTTTATAACGTTTAAGAAGGTCCATTATAATAGTATGTTCTTCTGAAATCCGCCCAGCCCCCCCTTCCCATTGCATCTGAATGCCGTTGATTTCCTTATGAAATGTATAGACTCTTCCACCGACTTCCCCGTGCTTTTCGTAGATGGCAACACGCGGGCGTGGAGATAGACGCAGCAGCTCTGTGGCCACATATAATCCCGCTATACCGGAGCCTACTATGATATAATCATAGGGGGCTTCTGTGGTCATACCCTCTCTATTTGGCGGCCATCTTTTTCAATTGGTCGTAGTTCGCACTTACATAGTATATCACGAGCACCGATCCTATAGCCGTAACAATCTGTTTGATAAGCTTCGTCGTCATCTACTAAGGGTGGTGGTGAAAAATTGAAGGGGGTGACAGGCTGTACAGGATTTCAACAGCTACCATGAACGAGTACGATGTTGTTTGCCTGAATGCATCCGATGACACGTATTATCGCGACGTGAAATCCCTTTTCTCCCAAGTGTTTCCTCAGTTTGAGCGCTCCGACATCATAAAGTCGTGGGAGTGGCGTGACAAGAAATACTCCTATGTCGCCTACAGCAAGAAGAGTAATCGCATTATTGCGTTTATTCTTGTTCAGCTGGATGGCCCGTCGAATCTCTACGTGAGCTATATGGCGGTACATCCTGACGACCGTGGGATTGGAATCGGCGCCATCGTTGTGAAAACCCTATTGAAAATGGCTAAAAGGGATCAGAAGGCTGTGCGCTTGATTCCTCTGATGCGGGTGCGGAAGTTCTACGAAAAGCTGGGCTTCTACAGCACGGGCAAAAATCATGCGTATAACTTCCACTGTTATGGGACGCGCAGCGCCGTTAAAGCTGCTCACGGATCCATGCCTCCACATTCTCATTCTTAGAGGACGTGAAGGGGGCGGTGGGGGTCATATTTTTCACGAGAACAAAGCTGGGAATGGACTGCACACCACAATAACCTGGTGTGTAGTTGTTCTGATCAATATCGCATTTGAGCCAATTAATATCGGGGAAGGCCTGTTCTAGGGCGGGGAGATTGAGGCGGCGGCAAGCTCCACACCAGCTCGCAGTGAAATAGACCACGGTCACTTTCGGGAGAACAACGTCGTCAGGAATAGGTTGACGGCCAATGAGCTGCTCAAACTCTTCCTGTGTCATAAGATACTTCATTATATTTACGGGAGTGAAACCGTTTTTTGGCGAACTAACGCAAGTATTATTCCTCCGAGTGATGCAATGACGAGGGATCCAAGGAACATGTTTGCCGCGTCGTTGCCGTCGCCACCGCCGGATTGCATTTTTGTAGGACAGTCTATTTCATCTTTTATTATGCGATTTGCGATTTCTCCAAGCGATGGTAAAGAATCTCCACCGCCCTTTTGAGAAGGGGGTTGCGTTTGCGAAGGCTTTGCGGGTAGCGGAGGCGTCGCTAAAGCTTCCGATATTTTAGTTCGTTCCCCCTTTAAAGAAGATAAGATTTCTGGAAGAACCACGACTCCACCGATTCCACCACCTGCCAATGCGGTTACACTGCCTATTGTAAGGAATATCATATTCATGATTGGTTTCCATGTTTTTTGAACTGAATCTGGAAAGAAATTCAATAAACTATATGAACCGCTAGATAATAATGCAAATCCTGCAATTAACAGGGCGGGTGTAAGTTTTCCAACAGCTGGTTGGGGGGATGTAGAAACTTTTGTATTAAAGAAGGGGACTTTGAATCCTTCTTTTTCAAATGCCGGACTAAACAGCTGAAGAATGTCGAAAATATACCATGGACTAAATGAAAATAAATAAGCTAAAACCCATAACTTTGGAAATTTTGCCATAATAAGATTATTGGCGAGTGTGCAGAGTGCTTGAAGGCCGGCTTTCATTGCGCAATATTTCATGGATCCGACGGCCCATAAATTCATGCCACCATTACCTAAATAGGAAAGGGGGGGGATGGGGATAATTCCTGCAAGAACAGCGAGACCGACTTTATCCACCTGAATACCGTTGTTTAAAAAATCCGTCAAAGGTTTCATTGCAGAAGTTTTTACAGAGTCCGCTGTTGGGATCCCCGCTAATCCTGCTAGGGCTTGCATCGCTATTCAGGCTTACGAGCTAAATCTTGAAAAGAAGACCCGCGAAACCATTCACAATACGCAGGACATTGTGATTCTTGGCATATATTACTATGTGCGCATTACCGCGTTTAGGGACAAAACTAGGATTTAGCCTTGTTATACCATTCACCGTAATGGTTTGTGGCTCATCTGTATCCGGGCGTAGATTTATCTTTAAACTCATATTATCAATACGGCTAGCATTCAAAGAACCACACGGCTGCGAATCTTCTGGCCGGAGTGCAAAGCTATAAACATAAACAAACTGTTTAACATCGGTACTGGTATGATATTGATATGGCTGAACAAGTCGGAAGTATCCGGAGTCCCGTGTGTCAAATCTATCATAACCATCCACTTGTAGAGTAGCATCTTGCAGGAGATCCCGCGAGAGACCCGCTTCATACTGTGATGTCGATCCGTAGTTAAACCACTCACGACTTGTTTCCATTACATTACGCTGAATAATCCAAATTAGTTCTCGTAAGGGGTGATTGAACTCCATGCGAACACTGTGTATATCCACCTTTTCAGGAAGAGATACTTTGGGAGTATATTGAATTTGCTCAATGAGATACTCATGCGTGTTAGCAACAAAGCGCCTTCGTTCTTCTGTGTCTAAAAATACATAATCGCCCCATAGCTGTAAATCAACAATACTTGCATTCTGAGGTTGTAACGGGGCACATGCGGCGGCAAGATTACTATTTTCAATCAAACCCGTAAGATTACGAATCTTCATATTGATGCGAACCGGATGATATTGCATTGCAAGGAGAGGAAGATATAGACCCGGATTCTTATTAAACCAGAATTGCAGGGGAATAAACATCTTTTTAGCTCCAAACTTGTATGTCCCCACAGAACATGAACTTTCTGGAACAGAAGGTTGTGGCAAAGATAGACCACCCACACGCCCGACCATATTGTTCAGTGCATCCTTTTGCCCTGCAGGAGTTGTGAGTGAAGTCCAAATATTCATCCATTCTCCGGTCTGTTTATCAATCTCTTGTTCCCCAATTTCCAAAGATATTTCCTCAATAATTGCGAAACCAACATTATTGATATACGTTCCGGGAGTCCCGTCAGTCATCGTGATATATGGAAGCACAATTTCCAATATCATCGGGCCTAAAAGGTCTCCCCGCCTCGGAACTAATGCCGTAACACGCTTTCCGAAATCAGGATCACCGTCAAAATATATTTGCTGTGATTCTATTGCAAAATTCGTATAACGGCGATAGACCATTTTAAACCAGGTCATCTGAGGATTTCCAGTAAGAAATACATCCTGCTTGCCTGTTGCAACCAATTGTAATAGACCCCCACCACCAGGCATTCTAGTGAGTCGTGCGACTTATTCGCTATAACATGAACTCACCGGTGTCCTAGAGTTTTGTATCAAACAAACATATCTCTCGCAAAGCCAGAAATGAGTCGGGCGAGTGATATTGAAATGCAACTTCAAAATCTCATTTTTTCTGTGAATCCGAATACAGGTCGCCCGTATGCAAAAGATAGTATTCAGACTGCTGATGGGCAGGGGACACGTGTATGGGGTGATATATTTCAGACAATCAGTAGTCAAGCAACCTTTTCTGGTGTGGGGAGCGTCATTGGATATATGCCTTCGACATATTTACAACTGTATAATGGTAATTCTAACGTTTCGAGTATTGTTTCATTAAATTTTTCAAATCTTTCTTCGCTAATTGCGCAGGGTGGGATACCGGGTAGTATAACATCCCTACAGCTTCAAAGCACAGTTTCATGGGTTCAGACTACGTCCAAATATATAAGTACGGGCGACTTGACTAGTTCCATGACACCATTTTTGAATGGTAACTTATCGTTTATGTCAAATATTCAGAGCACGGTGGTTGGGCTCGGCTCTGCTACATATATTAGTTCTCCAACACTGCTGAGCACATCCGTGGGAGGAAATAGCCAGGTATATTCAACCGTAAGAGGCCTTGGTTCAGCAGGCTATATTAGCACACTCTCCCTTCAAAGCACCATACAAAATCTTGGACAAGCCTCATATATTAGCTCTTCTGCACTTATAAGCACTGCAACTGGCATTTTGTATCCAAATACGAGTCCTGGGGGAAGCCTCGGAGTAATCGTCACTGGCACATCTGACCCCCCCTTTATAAACTTTAATACTCTTATTACACAGTATCTCACAAGCACGAAATATATAAATCAATCTAATGCCGATTTTTATGGTATAGTAAATGGAAACAATCTTCCGAGCACAACAGTGGGCCTCATATCGTCCTTGGGTTCTAGAGGGTATGTCAGCACGCAAACTCTTCTGAGCACAAGTGCAGGGATTCAGGCTGCTAAACAAAATGTCTATATCGATCGCTCGGGTGCCACAAATATAATAAACTCGCAAGTAACTATATCTTCTGTTGCTGCAATTATATTCTTGAGTAGTTTCGTAAATTCTTCTATATCATACCAGGGTCAAAATGGTCTTATTACTGGGACTATATTGAATGATTCTAATCTTTCCTTTTCAAGTATAAATCTTCGCTTGGATAACTTTTCAAGCTTTATAACCCCGTCTAGCAGTATTACTGTAGATGTTTATCCAACATATCAATTTGATACTCTTACAACAGGTTCGATTGCATCTAAAGCTATTCCTATGAGCACATTTGTTCAATATGGGACACGATACCTCAGCACATTCCATCAAACACAAGTGATTGGCTCTTCTGCAGAAGTTGGTTACTCGAACTTTTATCAACAACCCATGAAGATTTTCATACCGGGCCACCAAGTAACAGGGGCTTATGTAAATCCATACGTGCTAAATCATGTTCTTCCAGGAGGGCTATCATATCAGTTAAACGTGGGATTTCGTTCAGCTGGAATAAACATATTTTATGGATCTACTAACTCGTATTTCCTATCGGTTCAGAATATGTCTTTATAATATAGAAATGGCATATTCACAGAGTGCAATAACATTGGATACAGATAATATTGTTATACGCCAAGTTCAAGCCCGCTCCTTAACAAATCAATGGGTTCCCGAGGGTAATATTCTTGTTTCTGGAGGACCGGCCATGAATGGTCTCTGTTATTGGGCAGATGTAAGCACGATCTCTATACCGCCCTTTGTAGGTATAAGTGACAGCTACGGTTCTACACTTGTAGGTGCCAGTACACAAAATAATATTTTCTTCAGGACAATTGGAATAGCTGGGCTTTTTGATGCTTACGTTGACGAAAATACCAGCTCATTCACTTTTAATAATTCTGCGCCGAATCTTCTTGTAGCTCAAACTAGCGTTCCAATCGTCAGCCGTGTGGCTGCACAACAAGTTCCCAACTCAGAAAATATTATAATGTCTACATCGCAATCGACTTTGAAATTCATCGGTGTGGGCGACATCCAGTTGTCCACAGTGACGGATTTGCGTTCCGTATTTTTCTCGATCAGTTCCTTTACCGCCACAGGATATTCTGACTTGTCTAGCGTGGCTCGGGCCTGGCCTGGTTATGCATATAGCACATTATCAACAAATACAGGCTACGCCAGTTTTATAAGTAGTGTCCCATTTTCCACATTTATCAATGTAGATGAATATACCGGATACGGCTGGAATTGGAGTAATGTATTCGGAAGCGATATCCCCCTATCAACTATTGAACCGTATCCGAACTACTATTCGACAGGCGATGTGTATTTCAGCACGGTTAGTTTTACAATGGCTCCCTATTTGAGATATATTCGCCCGAATTCTACTACAAAAATGTTTTTAGAAGTAACACCAAACTACTTTTTCCAGCGCATGTATTTGGGAACAAGCACACCGTACACTTTATTAAAGGAATTTTCCAGCTTTGTTCAGTATCAATCGCCACAAGGAAATGTAAGAATCATGGGAACTTCTATAAATACAGGCTATATAACTTCCCAAAACTCTAATGCTTATAGCTCAAACTACTACGATAAACCTATCAAAATGGAACTCGATGTAAATATGATTGCAAGTAATGCAAGGCGTGATGGTGCATATGGAGCCTATTATACTCTGTATCATCGAATACCCGCTGGGATGGCGAATCTAATACAAGATCCATATTGCGGATACGCTCTTGGGGAGCGCGGTGGCTTCAGCAACTCGGAACTCACCATGGACAACTATACTTCGCGATCCAATGCAGTCTTTCTACACGTCTATAATCAGGAGGGCAATCAGGCGCCCATGACTGGGCCGTGAAAAATTTGAAGGGGGCTACGGGCGCTTTAGATTATTAGAGAATGAGTGATGAAATGCGTAGCATAAGACATATTCGTGCAGTTTTAAGGGAGACCCAAGACCTGATTCTTGCGAAAGATCCCTGGTTCGTTTTCCCCACCGCGGCTACAGATGGACGAACAAACTCTCAGCAGGGGGAATCTGTAGTAACAGACTTTCTTCTTAATGCAATGCCTGGTAAGCTTATAAAGAAGGCTTCAAAGACCAAAAAGAAGGCTTCAAGCACCAAAAAGAAGGCTTCAAGCACCAAAAATGAGGCTTCAACGAGCAATAGTGAAACCGAGGAGGACAATCGGGCATTTGGAGATATCGCAATAAATATGGAGGCATTTGAGAAGCCACCTTTCCCGTGTAACGTGAAACTTGTTGGGGAAGCAAACAAGGCGGGTAATAATGCATGTGGTCTGGCAAGCCTAATCAGCTACACCTTTGGGAAAAGCTGCCGTGATCACGAAAGTGCAATGAAGGTCATTATTGACATTGATCGAGCAGGACATGACAGCTGTGCTCCAGAGTTATATGGGCTTATCATGGTGCAGAAAGAAAATAAAAAGTGCTGGACTGGGACGTTCGATGAAGTCCCTTCGCATCGTATCGGCACTAACCCCTCAAATCCTCTGCAGGTGCCATTCCTCGGTGAAACAGAGCGGGTTTCTAGGACACCGGTGGAATATGTAGGGCTTCTGATCAGTAAGATAGTGGAGTATCATTCTAAAAAAAGCGAGCCTTTTGCTTTGTGGAGTGCCTACCAGGCCTCTAAGAAGGCACAATAATGTTACAGACTTGCTTGTGCCCAATCTTGAAACGCCCAGAATATATGTAGTCTTTCTGCAGATCTTTGGTATTCAGGAACTCTACTATTTTTTTCAGATCTACAACGGATTCCTTCGGAATAAGACAAAGAAGGCTTCCGCCGAAATATTGAACCGTGCCTAGGAATGCTACTTCCTGACTACGTGTCATATTCCTTACATAAATGCAGGGCTTACCCAGATCTCGTTCAATGTTCCCCTTGTTGCGAGGCGCACCCCATTCAAACCAGTTCCCTTCATTAAATTTCTTGATCTTTCGCTCAAGAAGCACAGTCTTATTCGCTAGCAGATGCGCATCTATCACGGCGTTCCCACTTGGATACTTCTCTGTAAATATATACTTTTGAACACGGTCCTTGTCATTCAGAATAAGCATATTCCCCATATCATTGCGATAGACTTCATCCCTACCTGAGACAAGTCCAACATATACATTGAACTTCGACGAAATCGGATCACCCTTTACCTCTGCATCACTGAATGTGATAATACCATTATTCACATTACATAGCATTTTCTTCCCATTCACCATGGTATCCCTGGTTTTGAGCCCCTTTTCATAACGAAAGGCGACAACATCCACGTTCGCCCCTTCAAAGAGTTTCTCGTCGTGTGGGAATAGAAAGTCGGTGAATGACCCCTCTTTTATCATGGCGTCAATGAGCGAAGATGCACTCGTTAGCTTGATGAAATCCGAGGGCACAATGAAGATCATCTCACCATCAGCTTCGAGTAACCCAAAACATATGTCAATAAATTTGATGTAGAGATTGCCCGTACTCTGTTTCACATACGGCGGGTTCCCCACGATCGTCTTAAATTTCTGCGTGATCATCTGCTTTGTAAAATCGGCATAAACAACTATCTGACTTTCGTTGAATGCCACTACGGGTTTGATCGCGCTATCAATCTCATAGCACATTATAGGATAGTCAGGCCTTGCATCTTTGAATTTCATCAACAGATGTCCCGCACCAAACGATGGCTCAAGCATAAGACTTCCCACATGCCTCACCTTGTCAAATACGAACTTCTGTAGTTCATCAGACACAGTAAAGTATTGCCCCATTTTCTTTTTGTGATCAAGATCTAACGCAGCCTGCACTTTCTCCTCTATTATTTCAGTGAGCTTGCTCTCCTGAATACAAGGTATAACTCTCGTATTATGGCGAGTAAAATGACCCTTCTGCTGAAATTCACGACCACATCGTTCGCACGCATACTTAACCATTCTAGGTTTAATTAGGTTAGTGGTTTTAACCCGGGAAGGGTATCAATCCAATTTTAGGGTAATGGGTACTCCTTCTCTCCTCCCTAGCTCTTCCGCCCATGGCTCCAGGCGTCCTTGAACAACCGCAGTAGGCCGATACGGCCACGGAGATAAATAGACTGCATTGGACCATTTTCCTGCGCGCCTCCAGCCCACATGCACATCCTTTCTAGCCTTGGAGAAGTCCCAAAAGAACTGCTGACCATCAGGATTCTCTGCGAAGTTCCCCCGAATCTCCACTTGACGCCGTTTATCCGCCGCCGTCGTTGCCACAGGCCACTCGGCCTCCAACTTCTTACAAAGCGCCATATACCACAGGACACATGCGTCCAGTCGCCATAGGGTCGCCTGAAACGTAAATCCATATGTATCTGTGGCACTCGTGATGCCCGCCCACTGCGGGGATGAATTCATATGTGGCCCACCCGGACCCGGGCACGGCATCAACCGCACACTCACGATAGGGGTTTTTTCAAGAAAAATGAAGGCCTGGTCAAGTGCCGCGAGATCAGGCGAGCGGTCCAGAAGAAAATCGTCCTGCATCGGCAGAACATAGAGGAACCGTCCTGTGAGAGCCAGCTGCTGTAGAGCATATGCCCGTGAATCCAGAAATCCCGCCTCCGAAGGGCGAAGAGGAATCAGTTCCACCCCGTAATCCGCCTTGACTTGCTGACAGATTGGGTGGTCCGGCTCCTCCGTTGCTAAAAAGAGCGGCATGCTGAGCCAATCGGCGTAGCGACGGATGAGCGCGAAATGTAGAGGTAACAGCCCGTAGAACTTGGGGGTGGAATTTACAAGATATGCACATCGGTCCATCTCTATTCGCATAACGCCCAAGGTTTAGGTTCAATCGGCATGATGTTGGTTCTCATGACAGTGTTTATGTAATACCTCCAAATTCTCGTAATCTGTGCGACCTCCTTTGCATCTGGAAATAACATGGTGCCCGTCATTCCGCTGATGCTCTAAGATCGGTTCCTTACATGCGACGCAGTTGAATCCTTGTTCCTCCAGTTTCTTCTTTTTCTGGGCTGATGTAAAAAGGCGCACATCACTGTGCTTTTCCGCAACAACGCGAAACTTCTCATCCAAATACTTAATCAACTGTTTTTGGAATGTTGCATTGCGCGAATTCACCCCGAGAAGCTTGCATAAATCGTTCGGATCCTTGGAGATAACGCCCTTAATTTCTGCACAAAGCTCCGTAACCCCGCGCTTAAAATCAGCAATCGTTTTGAACCAATATGCGAGCCTGCCTAAAATAATAAGAAGCGGGACTTCCTTACTTTTATCAATGAGGCTTGTCGTCCCCTCGCGTAGCACGTTGCGATCCTCCAACTCCGTAAAGAGTTTTCGGATATGCGTCAGGCGCTTATTGAACTCCTCCGTATATTCTTTAGATTTCGTATTGATCTCATCCGTCGTTTTTCCTAGCACGTCGTCATTCCATTTCTTGATCAGATCCTCTAGAGATGAGAACTGGGGGAGGGTCTCATAATGACTCAGACAAAGAAGGCGTTTCAACTTCACTTCCAACTGCCCCCGCTCACTCTTATCACTGCCGAAAAATAGGGTCTTATACCACGAGCTCAGATGCGTTTCTAGAACATACTTATTGAGATGCGAATGAATAGGAATCGAGATCTCAAAGTTGTTCAGAGGCTTCCCAGCCTTGCTAAGACGCGTCCAAAGTAACTTTAGCGCAGCAGGATTGTTCGCCGTTTCCTGATCAATAATATTAATATCAAACTTATAGTTTTTAATCACATCTTGAAGATCTGCAGGAAGGTCGCTGAATTGCTTCCCTACATAATCACGAATAGGACTCGTATCCCAATCAACGGACGAGACTTTTTCAATCTTAAATACATTGTCAATGAATTTAAACACGGCCTCGCACCGATGCGCCCCATCAAATACATCATCAATCTTCTTTTCAGATTGACGGATAATATAAATGGGCGCACACTTCCATTCACGCGTAACCGTATCAATCATCGCGATATTATCCGAATCATCCCAACACGGCTTGCGCTGATTCGGCCCGCGCGTAATAAACCTATTCATATTCATCCGCGCAGCCATATCGGGATCGCAGCGAAGTTTCAAAGTGATCGCGTCCATTCTATAAGTGATCAGTGCCAGGGCTTTAAGTCGTCGCAAAGTGATCACATTGGCTGCGAGGCCTAAGGTCCCTTCAATAAATCCCTGTAGGATGTTGGCACGGAATCCCAAGACAGGGAAAGATCTACGAATCATCACGATGGACACATCGGTGTGGCGTGAGCAAAAGACGGTTGCCTGGTTTGACGAGGCGCCCGCGGCGGCTGGGCGTTGGAATCGCTGGGATATTGGCACCACGGACACGACTGTGGCGACTGCGCTTCATCTGATGGGCTTGACGCCGGATGTGGTGGTCTGTCTGAATGACCCAGAGGTTGTTCGAGCCTGGCTGGAGGCTGGCAACTGGTCGAAGTCGCGGCTGGTCGTAGTACCGAAGGCCCTGGTGAATACGCTTGGCATGGATAAGCTCCTCGAGTTGAAGGTGAATAACCTGTTGTGCATTGACGAGGTTCATGATCTGTATCCTTTTACGGGGGCGGCATGGGATGGCTCTAAAGAGGATGCAAAGGTTTTGATTACGCTGGCTCTTCATTATGGGCGCACCTTTCCTGTCGTGGCCTCTGAGACTCGCGCAGCAGTGGCGGGCTACAGGGGCCTGCGGCTTTCGGCCACGGCGGAGGAGCCTAGGCCCCTTTGGTTTGTAACGCAATATTATAGGCCAGATAAAGCTGTGCGCCGCCATGAGATTGATACATGCTTACAGAAAAACCTTGAGTGTGGCATGATTGATCGCGTGGTTTTATTAAATGAGAAGGCAATGGGGTCGCCCAAATCGGAGAAGATTTTGGAGAAGGTTATAGGTGAGCGCCTTACGTATGCGCGGGTGATTCGGTGGATTTATGAGGAGGCGCCCGAGGATGCGATTGTCGTTTTCGCAAATGCGGATATTTTCCTGGATGAGGAGTCATGGCGTCTATTATGGTCGGCAGATCTCGATACGACCGCAAAGTTTCTTGCCCTGCTTCGGTGGGATGTGGGTGATGTAACACCCGATGCGATAAAGGCGGCAAAACTGTTTGGCCCGCGTGCTGATTCACAGGACACATGGGTTGTGAGTGCAAAGGCGGTCAAGGCAGTGCAGTGGGACTGGGATGCTCTGAAGTTCCCCTTTGGGCAAGGAGGTTGCGACAATGCAATCACGCTGGAGATGTTTAAGAAACGATTTTTGATTGCGAATCCGGCCTTGACGCTGCGCACGTATCACTATCACTCCAGCGCGGTGCGCACATATGATCCGCGCAATATCGTCGATAAGCCTATCTATCTCTATATTCAACCTACGGGGCTCCATGATATGCGGCCAGTGATGAATCTTGCTTCGGCTTCAAAGGGGGTAAAGCAAGTGAAGGCAGAATCGTTTGCTCGGCCCGTGCGTGGTCCGCTGAGTGCCGCACAGGCAAAGACATTTTGCACGATGGTTGGGCGTTCCACCGATAATATGATTATTCTAAGCGATGACGGTGATAATACGTGGATTCCGCCGCCGTTGTCTCTTTATCCTTTAGAGGAGGTATTTCAGACACGTGAGGGGCTTGTATATACATATGATTCTATTCTGGTGGGAAATACCAAGGCTTCTACGAGTGCGTGGGCTGAGTCACAACTAAGTAGTATGTCGGCGTCGCTCACAGTGGAAATGGCGGCTGTGGCGCCCTTGCGTGATGCGATTGCCAAAGACCCTGCGAAATTCACCCTTCAATACATGTCGAAGATCTTTTTACTGCGAGAGCAGGAAGGATATTCTGAGGCGGAATTCTGGTGTCCTAAGAATCGCGGGTGTATCGAGGCTGTGAAAATGTTTAACTGGCCCAATAAGGAGGTTCCCGTGCTTTCACGCGATGATAACTTGCAGACGTGGTGCAAGAAGGCTATTATGTGGGGGTATGAGGATATCCCCGCTGAGTGTATTACACGAGAGGAGGTGATGGCGTTGCGGAAGAACTTGGGGCTTGGTGGATGGAAGGCAGATGTGATGAAGGATAAGTTGCGCCTGGCTATTGTGCTTGATGATGTGTGGATTAGCGAGGAAATGGCGGAGGAGATTGAGGAGGCCCTTGGTGATGACGTTGATGTAAAACTCATTTGGCCTGGCAAGACTGCATTGGACGTCGCCCTACAATATATGATTGGCGCTAGTGGCCTTCTCATGGCGAGCCATGCGATGGCTTCCTGGGGATGGGTCATGCCAAAGGGCTCTTATATCTGGGAAATTCAATCGGAGATGCAGCCAAACGCAAACCTTCTTCATTTGGCGGCGGCAGGAGAAGTGGAGCATCGGCTCTTGATCGTTGCAAAGGGTATTCCGAATGCTCGCGAGAAGGATTCTATGCGGGCGAAACTGGTCGCCGATATGCGCAGCAAGCTGTTCATTTCCCCCCCGAGCCTCCTTATTTTACCGCAAGAGCAGGATGGGTTTTTCGGCCATGCAGGTGACTCCTTTCGTGAAATGGCAGAGCTTTGGGGGAAGCGTGGCTACGTGGAAGTCGTAAAAAAGCCGGTGTGTCAAGTGTGGTTAGGCGGAGTGGGTGAGACACTGCTATATGATCGCCCTACGCTGCAATGGCTGGAGGCGGCGCCATCTGCAGAGCAAGCCTGGAAGCGAGCATTATTTGGAAATCCGTCGCCTCCTTCAGGGGGGAATCCCTGGACTTTCTGGCCACGTCGCCCCGAGCTTGTAGAGCAGTTAGCGGCAGAGGGCCTTCCCGCCAAATCATTTGAAGCGCGTGATAAAACTCTTGTGTTTTATGGGAGATCTGAGAATGCCGTGCAGCGCAAACGACGCACGGGGGCTGATTGGGCATCGGCATGTGACGATTTCACACATGAGATTACGGCGAGTAACACATATAAATATACACATGCCGAGTATTTGGCTCGCCTTGCGACGGCAAAGTATGGGCTGTGCCTTGCGGGATTTGGTAATAAGTGCCATCGCGAGATTGAATGCATGGCAATGGGTTGTGTGCCAGTCGTTGCAACTGAAGTCGATATGACGAACTATGCAGATCCGCCACAGGAGGGTCTGCATTATTTCCGTGTATCAACGCCTGAAGAGGCAAAGGCCGTGACGGCCACAACTGCGGAACGCTGGACAGTAATGTCGGTGGCATGCCGTGATTGGTGGAAGCGGAATGCATCCGCGGAAGGGATGTGGGAGCTTACAAAGAAGATGGCGTCACGGTAATAAGCGCCAACGCTTACCCATTGGATATACTTTCGCGTCGGGAAGATTTCTTGGCACGAATTTATATAATCTCTTGAAAACATCACCGAGCTTGGCTTTGGGCGGCACCGGCGGTAGTGGAGCTGGGATAGGCGTTATAGGAAGAGGCGCCGTACGGTATTGCCCAATAGGGTACCACGGAATCATTCTACAGAGAAAGAAGCTAAATACATATCGGACGCTCCGCTTATTTTAATAATCCTGTATTTCAGTGACTCGAGAAAACGAAATAAATCTTCGCGAATCGCACGGGCGGGCACGCCTTCACGTTCTTTCCAGTCACCCCAACTTTCAAAAAGAATCTTCGGGTAATTATTCTCCTTTAACGTTTCCAGTGCGCCGAGAAGAACTTCTTTCTCAAATCCTTCGACATCAATCTTAATAAAAGCGATGTCTTTGAGGCCGAAACTATCCAGGCGCCGCATAAGCACAGGGAGTTTTTTACAGGCTTTATCCGTTGCAGCGAGATGTTTCACACCGTTGCCACCACCATCTTTTGAGCGAACAATATAGTCGATTGCTTTATCTTCGTCGCCGAGGGCAAAAGGAAAGGGGCTCACTTTCTCTTCCAGGCCATGCAATGCAATATTTGCAGCCAAATAACAAAAGGTTGTAGGGCTACACTCGAATGCATATGTATGCTTCGCTTTCTTGGCACATGTAAGTGTGTATGTCCCTATATGCGCGCCGATATCCAAGAAATTCTTATCAGCCTGAATAAATGTATCATACACCCAATGTATGAGACTTTTCTCTGCGACACCGACCTCAAAAAACCAGCGCGCAACACTGATCTCGGGGAAAAAAATGAGTTGATTCGCCTTGGGATCATCGGTATTCTCAGGCAAAGACATAAAATAGGGTGTGTCCGTTTTATGGCTTCCTTCGCGTAACAGAAACATGGGCTCTTCTAAAGAGATTTGTTTCTGTGTTCTAAGCCTCCGCATCGGAATCGGGAAAGGATACGATTGCCCCATCCTTCAGGCGACCGATATATTTTAGTTTCAGATCATATAATTTGTTCTTTTTAGGGTCCAAGTAGAGCCTACGACCACCCACTTCTTCTTTGCGGATTTTCACATGAAGAACTTCTTCAACGGGAAGGGGTGATTCCGTGGGTGCAATGGCTGCTACAGGTGCAACAGTTACAGCCTCGACGGGACGCTTTAGAGCCTTTTTCACCACGGGTTTAGGAGCTTCTGCGACAGGAGCTTCTGCGGCAGGAGCTTCTGCAACAGGGGTCGCAGCCACCTTCTTTTTCCCAACACCACGTTTCGTTGCCATGGGCTGTGGTGCGGCTGTTTCAACCCCAGCATAAGCAACTTCCGCGGCCTTTTTTGCCTTCGCCATTACCTCCTTACTAAGCGTGTATCCTGCCTCAATCTTTAGACGGAACCACGCGCCGTCATACAGGCGACTCCAAAATGGGATCGGCTCCGTAACACGTCCCATAAGAAGCGCGGGATGCATTCCTTCAATCGTTGTCCCCGTGATTTTTGCAACTTTTTCCCGCGTCTTTTCCTCTCGTTTTAAACAACTTTCACACAAATCTCTCTGCGCTGAGAAGTTTCCACACCGAAGGGGGACGTGAAAGAGACCTCCCTGCTCAAATTCTAACATAGTTTCACCACGTGGAACGTCGCGCACGAGACGTCCTAAACACTGTGACATGGTTGATTACGTTGGTGCGCGCCGCCGCAATAAATTTTACAAGTCCTCCTGCTACAAATCGTAGTTACAGCATTATGGAAGAACTGTATCAGAATCCCCTTCATCCCCTAAATCCTCACGCCCCGTACGGTCTTACCGTAATGGGCCTGGTGTTGTTATTCTTCGCCCTATTAGCTTCTATGGAGGCACCCCTTCACGGTATATCATTCTTGTGGGCATGGACCGGATTCATCTGTTTCATCACAGCGTGCGTATATCAAATCATCATCTTCAATCATCAGCGCGCGCCATAAACAGCAAGTGTCCGCGCAGAAGGATCTTTCACTCCAGGCGACCATCTCGGCATCCAGAAATAAGGGACATTCACCTCCGCCGTGATGGCCCCATATTTTTCATCGTAGAGCTGACGATAATAAAACTTTTCAGGCGTATCGGGAGAGTCTGTAGGATAACGCCGTGCAGCCTCCGTTTCCCATGCATCGCCCACCTTTTTCAATGCCATCTCCTGTGTAATCTGATACCACGACTTCTCCGTGCCACTCACGCCATCCGAAAACGCCTCCTTCTGCCGCCAAAGAACATCGGGAGGAAGCAAGCCCGAATTCTTGAAAGCCTCCCGCAGAAGCCATTTCTCTGGACGTACCCCACGTACAGGTCGCCGCAACTCCGTAGAAACACTCCGTGCCACTGCGACAAACTGCTTGTCCAAGAAGGGTGTGCGCGGCTCCAAGCCATGCGACGAAATAGAGCGATCCGACCGTAGCACATCAAACATGTGAATATCGCCCAAAAGGCGTGCGACCTCTCCTTCATACGCATGGTCAGAGGGGGCGCTGTTGAAATACAGATACGAACCCCAAACTTCATCCGATCCATCGCCATTGAATACAATCTTACATGCGGACGTTTCGCGAATGGCCTTTGCAACAAGCCAGTTCCCTACAGAGGCACGCACCGTCGTTGTATCAAACGATTCAATGTCGTAGATTACCTGGGGAATCGCCGCGAAAAACTCTTCAGGCGTCAGAACAATCTCCGTGTGATCCGATTGAATCCAATCGGCCACTTTTCTTGCATAGAAAAGATCCGTGCTCCCCGCCATTCCAATACTAAACGTTTTGAGCGTCGCCTTCCCCTGCGCTTTCAGTTCCCTCGCTACAAGAGCCGCAATCAAACTACTATCAAGCCCGCCACTCAGTGTAACTGCCAACTCCGACCTGTCCGTCATCATGCGTTTCTTTACGGCCTCTGTAAGTGCGTGGGCAACGGCGCGCTTGGCCTCCGTCTCATCCTCTAAAAGGGGGATCTTCAGGAACGGTATGTGGTGATATTGCCGCGATTCTCCCCTATATTTTCCAGAAAAATCAACTACCATGTAATGTCCCGGCAAAAAGGGGCTGATTTTACCCCCAGCGGCAATCAGCGATTTCATTTCCGAGCCATATAATAACCCCCGTTCGGAAACGGCGGTGTAGAGAGGGCGAACACCATATGGGTCGCGACCTATCACCGCCCGCCCCCGCTTTAAATCAAAAATGATAATGGCGAAGACACCATCCAGGGCCCGGAAAAACTCCTCTAAAGGGATGCTCAACTCGCAGAAACGCTCGTATAGTTCCCCGAGAATTTCGCAATCGGATCCTGATACGTTGCTTAGCTCATATTGCTTGGCCAGAGCCTTCCAGTTGTAGATTTCCCCGTTACAGACCCAGGCCAAGTTTTCACCCCGATACATTGGCTGCATTCCAGACTCATTCAGGCCGTTAATAGCCAGGCGTGTAAATCCGAGAACTCCTGTGCCTCCGAAATGCGCAACACGCGTCCCCTCTGGCCCACGCGCCTTCAACGTGGCCATACACTTGTTTAGTATATCAAGATATTGCTCCCCCAAACAACACCATATGCCACACATTCTTATAGATATTATCAATGCCAACTTTAGATGGATTCCAGTGACATTCTCCGCAGGTTACAGGCGCAGACCATATTCGCCTATTACAAGACAAATACGCTCTCTACACAGGAAACGTGTAACTATAGCACCTGCAGCAGTATAACGGGTTGCATTGTGAATTACCCGACATATGAAGAACGGCAGCAGGTAAATATAGGCTCGCAAGCCTGTAACAGTTGTTCTCGCACTGGCTGCGGATGCAAGTGAACTAAGTAAAATCCTCCAGGCGCTTACAATGTATATGAAGATTTACAATGGGCCATTCTTTGCCGTCGTTACCCACAATCACTGGAAAACGACGACAGACAGCATCCACCTTCCATATATATTTTAACCGATCTGTCCGATAATCCACATGCATATTCACGTAGGGCCCGCGAGGCCCGCCATTTCTCGGGTCATCTCCACCCATAAACTGTCCGTGGGCCGCAGCATCAAATACACAAGGAAACGCGGGATTTTCATACCAACTTCGGTATAGTTCGGAAATCAGGTGTGTCCCTGGAGGGATTGTTGGTAACAGGGGATAGTCATCAATATTCTCAAGCCAATACTCGCCGGCCCGCCGCATTTCATCTATTCTACTTCTCGTGGCCGCCAAGAAAAAGAGAAACTGCGTGAGTTTTTCTACGTTGTTGCAATAAACAAATGAAAACGCAACGTGAATCCCTCCGTTAAGCTCAGCTGGGCCATTAAATGTGGCCGAGAGACCCTTGCCTGTAGCTCTCATAATAGGCGCCAACTCTTCCACATTTCTATAAAGCATATTATCATATTCCATGTGCAGGCACTCACTAACCCCTTTCCAGCGCATCCAATCCTCTAGCACAAAGAGACGTTCCGTAGTATATCGCCAAAATCCATTGCGAAATGTCATGTCTAGTAAAGTAGTTTCTTGAAAGCGTTTGTGCTCAGGTGTTAAGGGAATGTCCGCAATAGGCACCCATTCTTCGTCTGATCCATACCCCCTTTCGGGGACAGTAGATGCGAGAAATATGATGGGCGCATCGGGATTCCAACGGCGTGCTTGTTGAATAGCAATACACGCATAATCGGGAATAACCGAGCCAATATGGACAAAGACGATTGGAATCATTGCTGTATGAATATATATATATAATCTATTCTATTTCACGCAGATATGATTCATATATCGTTTTCCAAAAGGGGCGAAGGACCATCGGATGGAAAGGGCTGGGAATATCTCTGGGTATAGCAAGGGTTGTCAAATCTTTGATGCTCTCAATAGGTATAAGCGGCAGCGAGGGATAATCTGCCAAGAGCCTCGCGGTATGTTCATTATTATGAACAATCGCCCATGCACCGTTCATGATCGTCTCCCAATGCCGATGCGTATCGCGGCCATTGCCTGGGGGACATACAACCATCTTATAGGTTGTAAGTAGATCTACGAACTCATCTCTCGGAAGACGCGCACGATACAGATCTATATGGGGGAGTTCGCCACGAAGCGGGTAAAGTTCTTGAAGCCACTCGCCGCGAATCTTATTCGTATTGGAAAACCACGTGAAGAGAATATTATTTTCACGCTCCTTGGCACGGGAAATCGTCACGGGGGGATCCCAATCTACACTGCCCCCGCGCCAAATGCGATTCTGCTCCATGATCGGCAGAGTTCTTATGCGAGGATGCGCCACAATATTATTTTGAATGAGCGCATATACGTTCGGGTGTTTCTCCAAAAATGGTATGAGCACATCATAGTTCACTACATAGTCGCCGTTATGGAACACAAGTAACCTTAGGGCAGGCCACGGCCCGCGTGCTGCAACAACGTCTATTAGGCCTGGATCCACATATACAAACAGCGATTTTGTGGTCCGAATAGTTTCTTCGGGCCATTCCTTCTCTATATAGAGTTGCCGCCCAGGTGGAACCGCCACATCAATCCATTTATGCATCTCCCTCTTTTTCTCTTTATTTATAATCGTATATTGGCACATGCCCTGAAAGAACTCGCCCGATACGGCGGCGAGTTCTCTAGGAATATTCAACTGGGCCAGATCATAGCCCCCTACTGCGTTATAAAAAATATCGGTTTCTGATATCTTATTGAATCCCGTGGGAATCCAGCGTTGCTCTGCCTTTCCCATATAGGCTGCGCACCATGAAAAGGCCGAGTTTGTGGCTATAATCCTTTTTGCTGCGTAAAGAGTTGCGAAATCTTCTAGCTCACTCCCGTGTTGAAATATCGGGTGAAACTCCTCGTAAAAACGCAGGTAGTTTTCTTCTGCTTCTCCCATGGGCTTTTCACACACAATAATAACACGAGTAGTGGGCTCTAAACGGCGAATCTTCCGCAAAATAGAAAGATGCACTGCCGGATTTATAATCATATTTGTAGTGCGATATCCCCCCAACTGGATGTGAAGGACAATATCGGACGGTTCTAGCGCAATGGGCGGTGTGACCGGTCGTGGGGGCGCATTTAAAATCTCTTCTATGGTTTTTCCCACTCGCATTCTCTTTTTTACAGAGTATAAGAACGGCCAAGCTTAAACGCGGGCCAGATCAACCCTATAGAGAATGCCCCCAGCGGATAAATCAAAGGCGGATCGGCTCAAGGAGACCATTCGCCTTCTCAAAGAACTCCAGCGCGTAGGGTTTCACGAAACCGATCCAGGATATATGGAGATCAAACGCATCATGACGCAATGGGTAAATGACGGAGAGAAAGTGAGCGCGGTTGTGTGTTTTATTCGACATGGGCGTGATGCACATGTCGAACTGCCGAAGCGGGCGGATAAGGCCGCTTCTATTAATCTGAAGGTCGTGGAAGTCCCAGAAAATGATGCCGTGGAAGAGTAGGAAGATGAACCCCATATATTTTCTACGGGTGTGTGTCGGTATAGGAATGACAATCTCGGGTGTGCTCCGTCTTCGGAATCCTGAAATAGGAGCTTCCGAAATACGCAGTCTTTGGCTTTTCACACCAACTACAGAAACCTTGATCGCGGTTTTTGAATTACTAGGCGCCCCTATTTTGCTAATGGGTGCAAAATCTCTGCGCGATTTCTATTTATCATTCTATTGCGTATGTGTAGTGTTTATAGGAATACTCTATATGCAGAAACATAGATTAGAAGAAATAAAACATCTTGTTGCCTTTACTGGCGACATGAAAACTATATGGTATCATACACTTATTGCAACTATTATGGCAGCGATTATAATGGCCCCTTAAAGATACTTATCGTCAGTAGTTTCAGAATGGCCTCTAGTCGCGCGGGTATCACGGCCGAGGGTGCTCTTTATGAGTCCGTCGCTCGTGGGAACAAAGATACATTTTTCTTTCAGGAAGACCCTGAGAAAACGCTCAATCCCTTTGAAAATAGATATGAGAAAACTCCCCCACTGATTCATGAACTCCGGCGGATTCCTCCGCTGAATGGGGCAGAGTTTGGGCGCAGTTGTGAATTTGAATTTGAGATTGCGGGTGATATTTTCATGCAGCCCACGATCCTCATTGATCTTCCTACGTGGATTCCTCCGATGGAGGCGGAAGCTGGTGATGCGCGGCTTATTAGAGATGCGGCCGGCAACTCCTACGGCTATACGAATGGCATTGCGTATTTCCTTTTCAGTCGCATTCAGATTTACCAGGACAAGCTGCTATTGGAGGAATATAGCGGCGATGCGCTGTTTGCACGTCGTGCAGGGCGGGGGAGCCTTTCATCGGCCTATTTGGAGAATACTCTTACAGGATGGCACGATGGCTCCGTCACATCTATTGCGGCTAATGCAACACCTCCCCGTCTTCGTTTAGAAATTCCCTTTATTGGGGGACGTCAAGGGTTTCCAAGTATTGCTATGCGCAAACAGACGTTTAAACTGCGCTTGGACCTCCGGAAATTGGAGGAAATCGTGGAATCTTCTGATGCGACGACGACGGAACCCGCTAGGCCATGGCTACTTCCTATTATGCAAAATGGTGCAACGTCTATCAAACCCCTCGCCCTTACCGCCATTGCGGCGCCTACGTTACAACTGGAAAGTCGCCATATTTACACGGATGGGGAAACACAAGTGGCTCTGCGCTCCAAGACAATTGAACTCCCTTTTAGTCGTATTTACGAAAATACATATAATTTTGGTGTGACAGACTATGCGCCATTATTGAAGAATGTTCCCGCGATTGTCACGCGACGTTTAGATGCACAGCATCCTGCGTCCCGTGTTTTCTGGTTTATACGCTCGCGCCAAGATTTACGCGCGGGGCGGCGCTGGAAATTCACTGGAACTGGTGCGCAAGAATATTACGCCAATGAATCGCTTATTATAGCTGGACGTGATCGCGAGACGCTTTTCAGCCCCTTTATATGGAATACGCTTACACACCACGCAAAAGAAGATCGTGATTGTGGTGCGGGTATTGGCGAAATGTCGTGGGATTTGGGCGATGTTTATGGACGGCGCGCGCCCTTCCACGATAAACAACCTGAAGGTTCCGTGAACTTCACCACGGCCGATAGGCCGACGCTTTATACGAGTCTCGCAGATGCGGCAGGGTCTAATACGGAGATGACGGCCATTGTAGATACGTGGGTCCTATATGTCATTGAAAACAATAGGGGCTATTTGAAATATGGGAACTAAGAGCTGCATTTTTTCGTTCGCCTCATGTGCCTCTTTTTATTTCTATGCGTGCGTCGCTGTGCGCCACCCCCTTTTTTTTTAGCAGACTGTTTCACCTCAGCCTCACGTAGAATTTCTAATATTTCTGGGTTGTCCCTAACCCTATCTATATCTCTTTCATATATTTTAGCACCATGCGATAAAAGCATGCGTATTATTTTTATGTTTCTGTTCATGATTGCTATACCTAAAGGGGTTGCCCCGTAGGTAGTCATAGCATTCATATCAGCCCTATTGTCAAGCAGTTTTCGTGCCACCTCAACCTCATTACCATTACACGCTAGGAAGAGGGGTGTTTCATCATTCTTATTTTCAGCATCTATTTCCGCACCGAGCGTAAGTAGTATTTGAACAACCTCTAACTTACCATTCTTGCTAGCAACGTGTAAGCAGGTATTATTTAAAGAATCCTTAGAACTTATATCCACCCCTACTTCGTGTAGCTTATTCACAAGTTTCAGATTGCCGCTAAAACATGCAAAATGTATAGGCTCACTACCATAATTATCTTTCTTTTTTGGGTTGGCTTCTTTATTCAGTAGTTCCTCCGCAACCTTCTCATGCCCCCCAATACAAGCGACCATTAGCGGGGTGATACCATTTTCGTTCTCAGCCTCTACCGTGGCGCCCCACGCAATCAGCTCCCGCACAACCTCCAAGTCGCC